CGGCGCTTCGGCCGCCCCGGCCATGCCCATGGCCAGGAGTGCGAGTAGGGTACGCATAAATTGAGAATACCAAGGAGTCTGGCGGCGCATAACGCCGCCGTTACTGTTTCCGCGCGTGGCGGATCAGATTAGCAGGTACCGCCGGTCATGATCCCGGATGAAAAAGTCAGCGTGCAATCGGACGCTCCGCCCGACGCGCGGACGGTCTTTGTTCCGCTGAACGCGGTGCCGGATGGCGGGGTCACTGTGCCGGTGATGTCTAGATCCGTGAACCATCCCTTGTTAAATCGAGCCGTACTGATACCCACGCTGCCGGTGTTCGTCGTCGTTGGCCGGATGCGGCCCGAGTTCTCCACGTAAAAAGTCTCACTGCGAACTTGGTTCCAATATGAAGATGAGGAGCCATTGACATAGACATTGCTGGTCGTCGGGATCAGGTCGCCGGTGATGGTGCTTTGTGGCGTGAACACGCCGCCAACCGTTACCGCCCCGCCGAACGTGCCGGTGCCAGCCACATACAGATTCCGTGGCCGCGTGGCACCGGACGCGCCGATGTCGTAGGAGTTGTCGGTTCCGGCCAGGAAATGCCCAGCCGAGTTGATGCGCCAGCGCTCAGAGCCAGCAGTAGAAACAGCAATAGTATCCGCCGCCGGGAACCATAGTCCAGTGTTCAGATCTCCCGTGTGGGCGATTGACGGAGCAGAAGCAGAACCATCTCCGAACGCTCCGACGCCATTCACTGTGAGCAATGCGTCTGGCCCCGTCGTTCCAATGCCGACGTTGCCGCTGCCTTTGACCGTGAGCAGAGGCGAAAATGTAGCGTCGCCGCCGCCTATGCCGATTTGTGTGTCGGTGCCTGAATTTACGGAAAAAATGCGAACAATGCCACCCGCATTGAGAGCCATTCCATAACTCGATCCGACACCGCCATCGTACAGGAATATCTTGTCCCCGGTCCCGGTACCGAAAGACAGTTTTGCGTTCGGAGTAGAAGTCCCGATGCCGACATTGCCGCTACTCCGGTAAACGTCTGAACCGCTCACGGTCCATGCCGATCCCGGACACGAATCCCAATCCCCCGCGCCGCCTGTGCTCGTGGCGATCCAGCATTCCCCGACGGCTGCCGCCGCGCCGGGGAGGAGGGTAACCGCGCCGCCCGTCGCCGTGAGCGCCACAAACGTCGCGTTCCGGCTCGCATCAATGACAGTTGTGCCACTAACCCTATATGCAGGTGAGCCGGTGGCATTGATGACGGCAGCGGAAAGGTTGCCGATGATATCCACGCCCGCCGAAAACCACGCCAGCCCGTCTGAATCAATGCGCAGCCGCTCGGTCATCACGCCGGAAGTGCTTGCGGTGCGCAACAAAATGCGGCCAGGGACGACGCCAGATGACACGGTTCCATCTACTTCGCCCATGACTTGGGCGGCCCTTTGAAATGCCGTCCCGTCGGAACCGCGAAAAACAAACAGCCCGAGCGTTTCCCCGCTTACCACTGCGCCTTGCGTGCCGATGGTGCCGTTGCCCGATTTGTTGAAATCCAGCACGCCGCCATGGCCATCAGCGGTAGACCACGTATTGATTGCCATGCCAGCGTAATCGCCTGCGTAGTTGACGTTGAAGTTTTGTCCGAGGCGAACAACGGGCGAGGTATGCCCGACGGTGGCGATGCCAGTGGAGCGGTAGACATCGGAGCCGCTGACGGTCCACCCGCCCCCGGCAGCTTGCCAGGAACCAACGCCGGAGCCGTCCGAGGTCCAAACGTAGCCGCTTACGGCGCCCGTAGCGATAGTGAGGCCCGTAAACGTCGCTTCGCGGCTTGCATTGATGACTGTTGTTCCGGAGACTCGATAGGCTGGCGATCCGGTCGCATTGATGACCGCGCCGCTGATATTGCCGGTCACGTCCAGCGTGCCGGGCATAGTCACCGCCTGATTTTTGAATGTCATGGCGACGTCATACGCGCCAACGCCGCTTGCGGTCTGGATGGTCACCAGTTCATCGGCAAACGACGCGGAGTCGTACCTTCCGCAGATGCGCCCTGTGGTGTACACCGTAGAAGTGGACGTGTCCGTAGCAGCCATCGCCATGCACGAGCCGTAGACGCCGTTAGTGGAGTTGGCGACAATGAGAGGCTCGGAGTATCCAGCAGCGCCCAGTGTGAGAGTGAGCGGAGCCGTAACGCTAGCTGCGGCCTGCCAGGAACCGACGCCGGAGCCGTCTGAGGTCCACAAGTAGCCAGAGGCCGCGCCGGTTGGGATTGTGAGTCCAACGAAGGTTGCTTCCCTGCTGGCGTTGATGACCGTTGTTCCATTGACTCGATAGGCTGGCGAGCCCGTGGCGTTGATGACGGCCCCGGTGATGTTGCCCGATGCCGTAAGAGCGCCGGAAAGGTCAGCCGCAGCGCCGTAAATGTTGGCCCATCGGGCGGAAGTTGCGCCGAGGTCACCAAACACCGAATCATCTACCGCGTCACCATCGGCGATGAGGCGTTTTGCCGGGTAGAGATGCCCGAAAAGGGAAGTATATTTGAGAGGCGTGCCACCCAAGGCGCGATAAGCTTCGAGCCAGCGGCTTCCGGCGTTATCCCGAATCTTGATAGATGACGTTGCAGCCATCGAACCAGACGCCTGAATATCCCACACGCCTGTACCGCCGGACTGGTCGAGGATGTTGTATTTTCGCGTGGTCAGGTAGTCCGCAGACGCCGTGCTGCCAGACTTATAAAACTCTCCAAACTTTGCGTACACGCCCCTAATGCGCGTTCCGGTTAACCCGGCATCCACGGCGTCATTCACCGAAGGATGCAGCATACCCGTTGCACTCAGGCGCCACCGCGCCGCTGAATCAGTGTAAAAGTCTATCGGGTGATTCGAGAAATTACCGAAATTGCCCACGCCCGTCCCCGGCTGCATACGCATGGTCGTCCCGTTATCGGCGAAGGTGTGATATCCGTATGTGACCACTTGCCCCGCGGCATACTGACCAGTCAGTACGTTATTCCGGTAGATCAGCACGTCGTGCGAGTCATCGGTCCCGATGTGCATATCAACGCCAAACGTATCCCCGCCCTGGCTGATATTCATCAGCCCGGTGGACGACGTTGACCACGCGCCATTAACCCGGTAAATAGCCGCCCCCGTGCCGCTTGCCGCGCCCGTAGACGTGCAGTCGGTGCAATACATCACCGATCCGTCGAGCGCGTCGGTAGGGATATTCGCGTGCGTGGTTTCAAGCGGAGAATCGAGGTCTATGTCCACGCTGGAGTTGATGACTTCACTGCCGGTGAAGTTGTTTCGGCCGATACGGATTTGAGTACCCTGCGAAGCGGTGATGGCGTACTGTCCGCTCTGACACATGTTGCCGACGAACGAACCGCCAACCATGCCTGGATTTGCAAACTCGACACAGGTAAATGTACCGTCTTCGCCAGCGTCGATGATGATATTCCCGATCACGTTCACGCCGTACCACGCGTCAGTACCAGACGCGCGGATACCGCCCGCCTTCATGCGGTCAAAGCTGTTCGACGTAATGTACAGTTGCCCAGTCGATGCGCCGCTGTTCGGATAAAGGTCAACGCCCCACTGGAAATTATTGAGAATCTTGTTGTCGATAATCTTCAGCCCGCCGCCGCTTTCGTAGCGGATCGCAGCATCAGCCGCTGGCGTGTTTCCAATGGTGTTATGCGCGATGAATCCGTCGCCGCCGTCCGGGTTGAAAATGTTTTGCGCGTAAATGCCGTATTTCGTGGAGTCCGCGATCTCGTTGCGCGTAATGACCGGCTTGCAGCCGTCCTTGAGGTGGATGCCGTAGTAGAACTGGTAGATAAACAGGTTGTCAATCTTCGATCCGCAGTTGTGATTGGTTGACCCGTCCACGCCCAGCCGAACCGCCGCGCCGGCCGAAACTTGCGGTGATGCCGCCATGATCGAAAAATTCGACATGGTGACAGGCGCGGCAAGGTCCACGTCGATCGCCACGATATCGCCGTGCGCGGTGATGACTGATCGCACGCCACCACCCCCACCACCTTCAAGTGTTAAGCCCTTCTCGATGACTGTTCGCTCGTAAACGTCAACGTTACTGATGAGCAAAATATCGCCGTGATCGGCAATGCGCTCTGTCTCGCGGAAGCCAGCGTTTTGGATGGTCCATGCGCCGGTATGGCTATTCGCCGCGGTGAATTTGATAGTGCCGCTTGCCGCTCCGCTGCTGCATGTACCAGCGCCACCGCTGACTGATAGAGGAGCGGCTTCAGCGGTACCGGTGCCGCCTGAGATGTAAACGTAGAGCTTCGTGTCGGTCGCATCCAGGCCGGACGGGCACGGAGTGAGCGTAACGGTCGTGAGGCCGGGCGAGATTGAACCGCCTGGCGTCTGAATCCAGAAGTAGTCTGATATGCGGTAGCGCGTGGACGCGCCGGAACAGTCGCGCCAGCCCCATTGACCCGCGCCGTCGGTCGAAAGGCATTGGTTCGATGTGCCATCGGCGGCGGGGAGCGCCCAGACGGTATTTGCCGCCACGGATTGCGGCGCCTTGATGCCGACGTAGTTTGTCCCGTTCGTGCGCCGCTCCTGCATCCGCAGTTCGCCCGTAGCGCTTCCGGCGCTTTGGGTGATGGTGAGAGGCGTCTGTGACTGCCCGAACGCCGCCAGGGCGGCCAGGGCGCAAAGGATGAGGGGTTTATTCATAGAGAACCGAATAGGGCGCGCATACCGCCCACCACTTACCGTCAGCACGCCCGCGGAACTGGAAGCACGTCACCGCGCCATTTTTTCCAGGGAGCGTAGAGCCGAAATTTGTATTGAAATCGGAGTCGAAGCTGATCGTGTACGGCCCAGCTCCCTGCGTCACGTAGACGGTCAGCAGGTCGGCCGCCGTGGGCGTGTACGGGCTAGCGATGGTGGTATTGGCCGTCAGCGTAATTTCGATGGGCGTTGAACTGCCGCCAGTGCCGGTCGAGCCGCCGGCCACAAACGAGTTCGTGGCACCGCCGCCAGACGAGCCGCCCGCGATGGCCTTCCAGAACTCCACCGCGCCGCCCAGCCGGTTTGTGCTGATGGCTTTGACGGTGAACTTCAGCCACTGCCCATAAACGTCGCGGAGGGAAACTTCGCGGATGAGGTACGTGCCGCTGGAGACGTTGAAGTAGCTATTAGCGATGGTTTGAAGTTGCCCAGGCCGCAGCGTGTGGCACGTCGCCTCTACTTGCTGGTCGGTTTCGTAGGTAATCTCCACCGCGTTGTTTTTGCGCGCCGCCACCAGCGCCAAGCCTTCGACGCTGGCCTGTTGCTGTCCAATGCCGGGACGGTCAAACGGTAGCGCGTAGATGCCGCTATTACCCTCTAGCGTGGCGGTGCTGAAAATGTCGCCAGAGTCTTCCTCAGAGATTGTGTTTGCGCCGAACTTGCGATAAACCACGCGCAACGTATCGGCCGCCGTGAGCACGGTTTCGTCGGAATCCTGCCGAATGTAGACCTTGCCGATTTCGTAGTAGTAGGCCCGGTCGGAGTCGGTGAGCCACTGGGCAAACTCTTTGTCCTCGCCGTTCACCTGGATGCGCACGATTTGCCCGACGGGGTTGGCGAGGGACCATTTGACCGTGGAGCCGTCGCCAGTGAAGGATTCGTCCTCGTAACCGATTTGCTCGATATCCACGTTGACGAGCGCGGAGTTGCATTTGTCCTCGCGCGTGGTGCGCACGCGGATGTTGCGGTAGTTGCCGCTGGTGTTGTTGATCGAAAACGGCGCCGTTGCATACGTGCGCGGCTTGAAAAATAGATCGCGCTCCTCGTCGATCCACCACACATAATTCGAGGCATCTGCCAGGGCGGCGATGGCTTCAGAGACGGACGTTCCGGCGTCAAAAATGACGGTATCCACCACGGCGCCGCTGTCGATGTTGGCGGTGCCAATTGGCTCGGATGTGGCCGCGTCGGTCAGCAACGCTGAGACGATCAGCCCGGCCCGGTTGGTGACGAGAATTTGGTCGAGCGTGCCGGCGTCCGTGATATTGACCGCGGTGCCACCGCTGGTGAGGGAGAGCTGCAGCGCCGCGCCGCTGGCCGATATCACGAAGTATTCGACGGTGGCCGAGAGCCCGCCCGGTATCGCGCCATTGGCGTGGGCTTTGACGCGCACTTTATCGCCGTTTGAAAGGCTGTGCGCCACCGTGCAGGTCAGCGTATCGGTGCCAGCGTTCGCCGTGTACTCAAAGTTCCGCTCATAGATCAGCGGGCGGCCGGTGCTGGTGTTGTAGCAGAAGCGGCGGTCTAGGTATTGCTCCCACGAAACGGCGCGGATGGCATAATAGCGCCCGGTCGGGTTGGCTTCCGTGATCGAAAATTCGTCCACTTCGTCCACTGAGCCAGCCCATAGTTTCGTCGCTCCCTCGAATAGTTCGAGGTCTTTGCCGACGACCGGGCGATAGCTGCCGTCTTCGCTGATAACCGTCACACTCAGCCCGGTGCGGGAGCCGAGCGAGTAGGACATGTCGAGCGTGCCTTGTTTCGCGGAGACGGTGGTACCGTCGATTTTTACGATGGGGGTGGGCAAGGGTTAGCCGCGTGGGATGACGCCGTACTGCTTCAGGGTCCGAGTGATTTCTTCGAGCGCGGCTTTCGGATCGCCGCCGTTCAGGTTGATGACGACCGACGCGCCGCCGCCCGCCACCGCGCCACGGCCCAGAAGGTCGTAGATGCCCAGGTTGGTCTTCCACATGTCGTCTAGCTTGGCCATCAGATGGCCTTCGCGCATCCATTCATCGGCGCGGAGGTTGGCTAGGTCGTTGGCAATCTGGAGTGTGTGCTTCGCGATGATATCGAGCGCCTTGTTCATGGCCATCATCTGGAAATTACCGATCACACCGGAAATTGCCGAGACGACGGAACCGACGGCCCCGACGACGGCGGTCAAGCTGCCGCTGGCGGCAGACGCCGCGCCACCGATGCCACCAGCAGCACCGCCAATTCCGCCCGCCGCAGAACCAGCCGCGCTCGCCACGCTCCCGCCTGCGCTTCCGGCTGCGGGTCCACCGGCCCCGCCGAACACCTTGCCCATCAGCCCGCCAACGTCAAACAGCTTGTCCGTCAGCTTTTTCAGCGCGCCTTCGATCAGTAGGCGGGTGATTGACTGCGCGGCCTGCTTGGCTACGTTGGTGAGCATGTCGCCTAGCTTGCCGCCCTTGAAGATGATGTCGGTGATGCCGCGCGAGAGGTCGGTGGCGACGGTGGAAATCTGCTGGTAGGCGGCTTTGCCGACTTTGCCCAGCTCTTTGTGTTGCTGCTTGAGCTGTTCCAGCCGCTCAGGCGTAATCATGCCTTGTGGCCCGACGTTGGGGAACGCCTTGCCCGCTCCCGGAAAGTCGCTCATCATGCCGACGTTTCCAGCGCCGGGGAATGTGGGCATCTGCGCCTTGGGCAGCTTGTCGAAGTCGATCTTGAATGGGTTGCCGAGATCCGGAGCGTCGGATAACTGACGATAGGACCGAAACAGAAGATCCAAGGAGCTTGCCACGCGAATCGCAGCCGAGACGGTAACCACCTCGTACTTCTTCATGATTTCCGACATGTGGTTAACCGCTTCGCTCTTCTTTTTGTCCGCATCGCGGAACATGTCGAATAGAGCCAGCAGTTCCATGGTCGGCAGCTTTGCCGAGGCCATGGCCTTGGCGTGCTTTTCGACGGCGGTAGCGGCGGCGTTGTGGGCTTCGGCGTGCTTTTCGACGGGCGGCGTGGATTGCCCAAGGAGCTGCATGTAGCCGGTGATGGCCGCGGTGCCAGCGCCGAACGCTACGGGCGTGCCGGTGCCAACTCGCTCGTTCAGCTTGCCGATAGCCTGCGCCGTTGTATCCACCGGCTTCCCGCCGTAGTCAATCAGCCATTTCAGGAACAGACCGACGCCAGCGGCGGCAGCACCAGCAGCCACGCCCGCAAGCGACAGGCTGCCTGCAAACGCCTTAACAATTGGGATGCCTTTGTTCAGCACGCCCAGCACAAGCGTTCCTTTTTCAATGAGCGTGCCCAGCGCGACCAACGCCAACGGCGCGGCTGTCGCCACGGCAGTGAGTCCAATAGCCCAGTCCTGCGTGGGTTGCGGCAAATCCCGGAACGCCGTAGCCAGCGCCTTGGCCTTCTCGATGCCGGGCGTCAGGAAGTCATCCAACACGCGCTGCGCGATAGGCAGGAGCGTCTTTCCAAACTCAGCAGCCGCGTCCTTCGCGGCTGTCTGGATGTTCTCCCAGGAGTTTTTGTACGTGTTGCCGGCGCGCTCGCCCTTTGCCAGTTCGTCGGTGATGATCTGGATAAACTTCTGCGACGAAATCCCCATGCGCTCAAACGTCTTCGCCGGATCGCCCAGCGCTTCGGCGCCAAACTTTTCCTTGATGATCGCGGCGAGTTGCGGGATGCGCTCGATGATCGGGTCGAGGTTCTCTTTCGTCACCTTCCCAACGGCGCCCAGTTGGGATAACTGCCGGATGACCTCGTTGAAGTCCTCGCGCCCGCCACCGACGACAGCCAGAGCGTTGCCGAGTTCGGCCATAATGCGCCGCGATTCGTTAGCGGAGTGGCCGAGGATTTGAAGGCGGATCGTTCCCTTTACGGCCTCTTCCAGCCCCAGGCCAGGCAGCTTCGCCACTTCGCGCAGCTTCGCCATTTCGGCCGCCGTGGCTTCGCTCGTTTTCATCACGGCCTTCAAACCCATGGTGAGCGATTCCATATCGGAACCGGCCTTGATGGCGGCGGCGCCGGCGGCGATCAGCGGGGCAGAGAATCCAATGGAGAGCGCGGTGCCGGCAGCCGTGACATCGGAGGCGAACCGCTTCACTTTGTTCAGCGAGCGGTCAACGGTTTTATCAAAATCGTCGGTTGAGGCTCCTATCCTTACTATCAAATTTGAAAGAATAGGCATATTAGTCCTCGATCAACCGATCCCAACGCAATCCGGCAGCCTTTAGATATGCTTCCGCCAGCTTCACGCAAGCCGCCTTTTCCTCTGCGGTCTTTGCGTTCATAATGTCTTCAACGAGTTGACCGGCCCCATGTGGGACCACTTTCAATTCCAGATTTTCAATGCGGTAGTCCGTTTTAATGCCGTTCTTGTGGTGTACGTGCTCCCACTTTTGCAGGGGTCTGCCGAGATGCTCTTGCATGACTTCGCGGTGGACCATGTAATAGCGGCCGCTCATACTCACGCACGGGTACCCGCGCCGCATACTCTTCTTGCCGGCGGACCAATGTAAATTGCGTTTAGGGGTTTTGCCTCCGCGCTCCCGGCGAAAGCACCCGCACGACTTAGTGGTTCCGCTGTGAAGATTGCCGGCGATTACTGCCTTTTCACCGCCGCAATCGCAATCACACAACCAAACCCTCTGTCCGCTTGGCTGTGCCGTGTGACTTAAAGCCCTAACTGTCAACCTATGGAACCGACGGCCAGTCAGGTCGTATTTGCCAGATGGCTGTCGTATGATTGGCATGATTTACCGGCGTCGCGTGGGAGTAGAAGGGGGTTGCTGTGACTTCGCGGCCTTGTCCATCTCCGCGTTTTTGATGCGCAGATAGGCGGCCCATTCGGTCATTTCAGACGAGGACATCCGCGTGCTGAGTTCGCACACGGGCATATGGAGGAGTTCAGCGAGCGCAAATAGGCTTAGGCGCTCGCCTGTGAGTTTTTTTCAAGGTCTTCGGCGGCGTCTTTGAGGATGCCGGACAGCTTGAGGATCTTTTCGCCGATTAGCTCGACGGCCGCGGCCGATTTCGTAACGAGCATGTCCACGTGGGCACGCTCGAAGATTGGATTGTCGTTTTCAGGGTCAAGCGTACACGCGATCACAGCGCGAACGGTCGCTAGGCGCGTCTGGTTTTGGGCATCTTTCACGAAGTCCACACGTTCGCCCGCGTTAAACTCTCGCACGCGAACCGTTTCCCCCCATTGGGGAACAAACAGGTCTTCAGTCTTCAGTTTGGCCGCTAATACGCGGTCCAGGATCTTGCTCATTGGGCTCCTTTGCCGTGATCGTGATTGTTCCGGGAAGGTTTAGCACCCACCCGTTCTGTAAGTCGATTTCCGCGCCGTCGCGTTCAACGCGGTTGATTTCGGACGCGGGCACGACTAGCGCCCGCGCCTGTTTGTCGTAGTGCATTACGTGGTCGAGAAGTCCACTTCGCCGTGAAGCGCGAAAGAGACGTTTTCCTTGATGAGTTCGTTTTCGCCCGACGTGATTCCAGCGCTCGACATATGCCCGGCCGCCATAAAGCGATCATTTCCGGCGAGGTTCGTGTACAGGTAGAGCACGTAGTAGCTGCCGAGGTTCGTGTTGGCGAAGTAGGCGTTATTGTAGAAGCGCTGGAAGGAAATCGAGCCTGACTTCATAACTAACGTCCGCTCTTTCCACGCGTCGCCGAACGTCTGCGACTCCTCGGTGATGACCTCGGAATCATAGGACCACTCAAACGCCTGCGCGGCCTGCGCCAGCGTCAGGTATTCGGCGGTGATCGTGATAGTTCCGCCGGCGGTGTACCCATTCGTAAGGGTGATCTTCCCCGATGACCAGCCAATTTGATAGTTGGCCTTTGGCACGGTCGAGACGCCATCGAGCACGGTCACGGCCGCGTTGGGATTGATCGCTCGTTTCGCCGTGTCTGTGATCTGGTAGGCACCGCCACCGAGGGAGGTTACTGCCTCCCCCGTCATGGCGGTGCCCGATCCGGTGGCGATGTAAATGTCGGCTGCGTTTCCTGCGAGTACGGCCATGATGGCTCCTTAGGTGTATGACAGCGCGCCGGTTCCGGTGAAGGTGTAGGAGGCGGTGATGATGCCGTTTTCCGGCGCGGAGAATGACGCCTGAACAAAGGCGTTGCCGCTGTAGTAGTTCGTGCCGTCCACGTAGAAGCGGATGGCGACCGTGGAGCCGGCGAGAAACGCGGTTTTCAGCGCGATGTGGCCGTTGGTATCGGCGGTGTCGAGACGGCCGGAACCGCTGCCGCTCCATTCCTTGATGGTCGAGGTGCGTTCCTTCCAGGTGTCGCCGAAGGCCTGCGTCTCTTCGAGTCCGGTCTGAACGTCGAGGGACCAATTGTCCATCTCGCCGATCGTGTTCGTGCTGATCTTGAGCGCGGCAGCATTGCCTACCATTACAGCCATAGGGGCTCCTTTCGCCTTACGGCGATAGCTAGAAGTGGGTGGCGGAACATCTCACGACGTGCCGCCGGCACCCGCGCCTAAATGGCGTGGATGATGTCAAATTCAAGGACCACGGAGTAGAGCTTTGCGCTCGTCTCCAGGTCGTGTTCAAACTCATTGCGCCGCCCGTTGAGGTGCGTGCTGTGAACCGTCAGCGATCCGGCCGCGGTGGTGATTTCGGCGGCGTGGTTAACGACGTTGGTGTAGACCAGATCGGCCAGGTCTTCGGCGGCCTTCGGGTTGCCCTGCGCCATGCAATACAGCGCCACCGGGCGGCGTGTTGCCGTCGGTGCGGCCGATCCAATGGAGTGGAATGGCGCGGAGTCGATCACTTCGATGACGATGGCCGGATAGTCCACCACTCGGCCCTGATCGGCGTGCATGTCGTACACCCGCGTACCGGTCAGGTCGGTGATGGCCGATATGGTCTGGAGGTACTTGTAGAGCGCCTGGTAGATCCTCATGCGGCCCGCCCGAGCGCGTCAAATGCGGCCTTCACGCGGGATTCCAGGAGCCGCTTCACGTTGTTGCGCTGCGCGCGGATAGCGTCACGGAAGAACGGGATAGGGCGGCTGCCGGGGTGCTGCACTTTCTTGGCGAAGCGCTTAAAAAGGTTGCCGAACATGAGGAACTTCTTATCCTTCGGCGTGACCGTGTGCGCCTTCGTTCCGAACTCAACCAGATGCGCGTGCGGTGCCGCCTGCTTGAGCGTGTAGGCGTAGGCTTGCAGGAAGTTCTTGAATTGCCGCCCAGCAGCGGCGGAGAGCGATCTTTTCAGCCCGCCCGGTGCGATGGCGCGGCCGCGGTAATTCGTCGCGTAGGGTGCCACTGGCGCGCGAGCTTTAGCCGCGTCGCTGATGAGGTTCGCCCCGTCGAGCAACGCCGCGCGCACTTCTGCCCCTTGCGCGGTTTTCTTGAGCTTTTCAAGCTGCCCGGCGAGTTCCGTGAGCCCTTCGATTTTGATGTTCAAATCGTGACCTCAGAGCATTGCAGCGCAAGCATTTCGTTGCGCTCGTCCGGGTTGGCGATGGCGCGGATGTTGAAGTATCGGACGGCTTCGGAGTTCTTCGCGTCCGTGAACTTCACGCGCATGTCTGGCGTGTACCCGGCCTTGTAGCGAACCGTGATGGAGTGCGAGAGATCGGAAATCGTTTGCTTCGCCTGGAAGAACTCGCGCCCGCCGCTGGTTTCGATGGAGCCCCAGCACTCGGAGAAGGTGGACCATGTTTCCGTGCGGTCGCCGTTGGCATCGACGGATAGGCTTTTCTGTTCGATCAGGAGCCAGTGGCGGAGGGTGCCGGAGCGCATTACCAGATCCTCCAATTCACCAACAGCGCCCGGCTGCCGAGCTCCAGCGCCTTGCTTTCGACACTGGCAGAGTTGCCGAGGACGACATCTTCGCGGTGCTCGTAGAGGTGCGCAGCGATGAGTAGAATAGCCGCCTGAATCTCATATGGCACATCGGCTGCCGTGGTCCACCCGCAAACGAACTGAATTTCGATAGGGTCGAGGACGCGCAGAGTTGTAGATGGCCAGGATTGGTTGTAGGACAGGGCAAGGACGCCCGGATCGCGGGCGGTGGATACTTCCCAGTAGTCAGCGGAAAACGTCGTCTGTGTGCCCGCCGTATCGGTGTATTTGACGTGAGTTACTGACTGGAGTTGGCCGAACGGCAGGGTAAGCCGGTCGGTGTAAGGGAAGCCGTCGAGGAACCACTTCCACGTCTGCGTCACCAGCTTGCGCCCGGTGATCGTTTCCACATACGCCTGCGCCGCCCGCACGTAGGGTTGGTACTGCTCGGCTGGTTGGCCGGCAGCGCGCGCGTGCGCCTCCATCTGCGCATCGGTGATGGCAAATTCGGTTGGCGCTG